TGTTTACCTACCTGTTTACCATCTGTTTACCGCATCAATCCCTTGTATTTACTGGGGTTTCATGAATAAGTAAACACTGGTAAACAGCAATATGCATAAAGTGGTCAAAATAGGAGAAAAGAAGGAAAATACCGCAATTTCTGACTGATTTTAGACTTTATAGGAAAATGGTGTTTATTCTGTTTACCCTGTTTACCGAAAGAGACGAAAGAAGGAATAACAGCATGATCGACTACGACAAAATAAAGGAAATCGAGCGCAACCAGATAAAAGACATTTGTTTTCAGATGGAAGAATCCTATCGACAGCTTCATCCATATAACTACTTCATATCAAAGACGGATGTGAGAGCCGCTTTGATGATTGTAGCTATTCAGAATGTAGAGAAGAAGCTGGATGAAATTTTGGATTTGATGGAACAGAAAGGAACGTCTTGAAGGAATCCGCGCGCAAGCGCTCAGAGGGAAGAGAGCGCATGAAAAACAAAAGAAAAAGTAATCACAAAGAAGAAACAGGAGGAATAAAAAAGCAATGCCGAAAACGTATCCTGAGAATGTGATCACAGCCTTCCTCACAAGCTACAAGAGGAGCGAGATCATGAAAACAGCCGGCATCGGAAAGGAAAAATACTACGTACTGAAGAATGATCCTGACTTTATGCGAATCGTAACAGAGAGACGGGATGAGCTGATCAAAGAAGCAGTCCTCAAGATGGAATCCTATCTGTCTGAGGATGTGGAGATACTTCAGTCAATTATCAGAAAGCCAGACACTTCTGATCAGGTCAAGATCAATGGTATCAACCTACTCATGAGCCAGCTCAACGCCTGGAAAAATACCACTGAGATCCTGGCTAGACTGCAAGCTCTGGAAGACGCTCAGAGACTGAATCAGACTCTTTAAGGGGTGAGTGGGTGAAGTTATCGAGTTACGCAATAGAGAGACGCCTGGGCGCTCTGGAGAGCTCACAGCGACACTCTGAGAAGCTCCTGAAGACCATCATGGACATAGATATCAAAGACCATATTGCAGCGGTCTATCATCCGATACATGAGGATATCCGAAAGAGCGGTCATGAGTTTTATAACCTTCCTGGCGGTCGAGGGTCTGGCAAGTCCTCATTTTGTGCGCTGGAGATCGTGGACGGGATCATGAAGGACGAAACAGGACGAGGAAATGCTCTTGTAGTGCGAAAGTGGGCGGTCACTCTCAGAGGGTCGGTATTTGCTCAGCTTCAGTGGGCTATAGGCGTCCTGGGCGTGGGGCAATACTGGAAGTATACGCTGAATCCGCTCCAACTGATCTTTAATCCCACAGGGCAAGTGATCAGGCTGGTGGGTCTGGATGATCCTCAAAAGCTGAAGTCCATCAGACCGGCTAGAGGTTACTTCAAGTTTCTCTGGCTGGAGGAGTTCAACGAGATCCAGGGCGAGCTGGAGCTCCGAAACCTTCAACAGTCAGTGCTTCGAGGTGGTGATCACTTCATAGTGCTGAGGTCATTCAATCCACCGATATCACGAAGTAACTGGGCGAATGAGTTCTGTAACAGACCGGATGAGAAGTCGCTCAGAGTGCTGACAAACTATACACAAGTGCCAGTCGAGTGGCTGGGGCAAGCGTTCATTGACGAAGCTGAGAAGCTCAGGGAGATAAATCCAAGAGCTTATCAACACGAATACTTGGGCGAAGCGGTCGGGTCCGGCGCTGAGGTCTTCGAGACACTGGAAGTGAGAGAGATCACTGATCAGGAATATGGACAACTGTCAAAGATCTACAGTGGTCTGGACTGGGGCTTCTCTACAGATCCGGCGTGCTTCTTACGGGTGAGCTATGATCCCAGGACCGAGACGGTCTGGATCATGGACGAGCTCTATAAGACTCACATGAGCAACAGGCAGTTAGCAGAGGAAATCTTTGAGCGTGGCTGGGACAATCTGGGCGCCAAGCTCTCACTTAATCCGATGTTGGGGGCTGAGGTCTTCAACGAGAAGGCGCTGATCATTGCTGACTCAGCCAGTCCGAAAGACATAGCAGATATGCAAGATCACGGGCTTAAGGTCATAGCGTGCCGAAAGTTCCCGGGCTGCGTGGAATACCGCATAAAATGGCTGCAGCATCGAAAGATCATAGTTGATCCGAAAAGGACGCCAAACACAGCGAGGGAGCTTCAAAACTATCAGTATGAAGTTGACAAGAGGACGGGCGAGATCCTGAGCTCAGTCCCGGACAAAGACAACCATAGCATTGACAGCCTTGCCTATAGTCTGGATCGGGTTATCTACAGTCAGAAATATTCAGCATGAGAGAGGAGAGCAATGACAGAGAGACAAGAGCGAGTCCTGAGAGCTATGTTTGCTCAGCGGTATGAAAATGGCATGAGCGAAAAGCAGAAAAAGCTCTTCATGGGGCTACTGGCTGCAAAATACGGGTGCTGCGTTTATGAGACTGTCGAGGACGGTGAGAAGGTGATCTGTGTAGAAAACGCTTTCCCGGGAGAAACATATCATGAGCTTTACTTCTACCTGAAGGACGGAGAAATACATAAATACCATTATTTCATTTGAGCGAGGTGAAACTGCATGAGCTACATGAAAATACGCTGCGACAACTGCGGTGAGAGCTGGGAGGTTTACGAGTGGGGCATAAAAAACGAGTTTGCAAGGTACTGTCCCCACTGTCTCAGCGCAATAGATGAGCAAACCTGGAAGAACCAGATCCTTCCGGCTTTTGGGTCGGTCGGAGATGCTAACAGGGAGCTGATAAAGGACTATGAGGGCTACAATACGCCACTGTTTGCGGTGGATATGCTCTCAGATACATATACCAAGAGGAGGGAGGACGAAGATGCTGAAGGTTAATGTGGGCGAATGGGAAGTCGGAGATGATGGGAGACGTTTCAGAAGAATCGGAAAAACCATAATCGAACATGAGCCGGAGATCTCAATAGGTGGCGTCTCAGTGCCGGTGAGCATGGCTGATCACTACAGACAAAAGCTGAAGGAATCAGAGGAAAGAGCCAGAAGGGAACAGAAAGAGCTCCTGGAGAAAAAGAAGAGCCTGGGCTCATGCCCGTTCAAGCGTGGGCTGGAATGTTCGATACAATGCGCTTTTTACTCAGATTTAGGCTGCATGAAGAGCCCAGAGACTAAAGGGAGATCGTGTCCGATATCGGGCTACAAATGCTCAGAAAACTGCATGTTATACGAAGACGGATGTCAGTTTATTAAGAAATGGAGAGGGAACGAATGAGAACGAAGAAAGATTTTTATGAGGAAATCAACGGAATCACAGTGGGAGCTATGAAGACTATCCAGAATCTGACAAACCAGCTCAGAGAGGTCGAGGGACAGATCTCTTCGGGGATCTATAGCGCTGAGCATATCAGAAGGGAGCTCTTCACCAAAAAGGACGTGCTCAAGCGCCAGATCGAGGACGTCAGACATAAAGCCGATAAGGACGCCAGGGCAATCTGTGACGAATACATTCAGGAGCTGAGAGATCAGGAAGAGCTTGATCCGGCTCTTCTGACAGATGATGTGAGACTTCTTCAGGCTGGTGTTAAGCTGAATGAGCGAGATGCTAAGGCTATGCTGCGGAGAAACGCCGGCAATCAGACCATGACTCAGTTAATCCTCAGATACTGCAAGGAAAACGATATCGAGACGGGCGTCTACTACTACGGAAACAAGCCGATAATTGATAGTGTTGGGGCTATCCCCACTGCGGTCAATACGTCTCTTCGCTGGAGCAATCAGGAGAATGTATATGATCGTCTCATGGGCGAGGGCTCTGAGGTCGAAAGATACTTCAATGTCAGTGAAGGCAGCGACAACGAATAGTATTAAATCTGAGTATTAAAAGGGATGTACCAAAAGTGTTGACTGATCTCTCTCTTCGTGATATGTTTGTGTTAGTAACAAATCTGATTAAGGTCAAAAATGAACATATCAAGAAGGGAGAACAGTCATGAAGGTTTACGGTTATGTGAGAGTGAGCACAATGGAACAGAATATTGAAAGACAGATCAAGAATATCAAAGCTCAATATCCTGAAGCTATAATCGTCCAGGATGAGTACACGGGGACGAAGATGGACAGACCGGCATGGAGCAAGCTCTATAAGAAGCTGAAAAAGGGTGATGTGGTGATCTTCGACTCAGTTTCCAGAATGAGCCGAGACGCTGAGGAAGGCTTCGAGGTCTATCAGAAACTGTATGAGCGAGGTGTAGAGCTGATCTTCCTGAAAGAGCCGCATATCTCAACCACAAGCTACAGAGAAGCGCTGAAGGGCTCAATCTCAGTGGATGTGAAATCAGGAGACCGGGACACGGATGATCTGATCAGTGGTATCATGGCAGCGCTCAATAAGTTCATGCTGGCGAAAGTCCAGGGAGACATTAAAAGAGCTTTTGACCAGGCAGAGAAGGAAGTCACGGATCTGAGACAGAGAGTCAAAGAAGGGATAGCTGCAACAATAGAGAACAACGAGAGACTGATCCTAGAATATGGCTCTGAAGAAGAAGCAAGAAAAGATCCAAGGTGGAAAGATGTAGGGCGCTCAGACGGGGACAAGCTGCACATAAAGAAGGCTGAGCCCATCAAAGCTCTGATCAGAGAATACTCCAGGGACTTCAACGGTCACAACACTGACGCTGAGCTCCTGGGCATACTGAGCACGAAGACCATAAAAGTCCCCAGTAGGAAGAGATCGGGCAAGGTGGAAGAGCGTGAGATCTCAGCGAAACTTTCCAGGAATACGCTTTACAAGTACAAGAGAGAGCTGAGGGAAGAGCAAGACTGATCAGAAGAGCCGGGGAGAAGATCTCCGGCTTCTCTTTTACCTTGACACAATGCAGTCTTGACGCTATGATTAGAATGTATTCATGAATACATGAATACAACAAAATACACAATGAAAGAAGGTGAACAGATGGCACGAAGGAAGGCTGAAGGAATCCCTCTGGGAGCTTCAGAGAGCGCCACAGAGAGCCCAAAGAAGACCACAGGGACAAATTCACGGGCAAGCGCAAAGAAGCCCACAGAGAGCCCACAGAGAGCCACACAGAAGACGCAGAAGAAGGTCTTCTCGTTCAGGGCACCGGCTGAGCTGGCTGACTCTTGGAGAGTGTGGGCTGATGCAAGAGGTCTGAAGGTGGATGAGCTGGGAGAGAAGGCAATCTCTGAGTATATCAAGAGACACAAGCTCTCTGAGGATCAACAGACAATCTATGATATCAAGATGGCTCAGAAGGGAGAAAGATCATGAAAAAAAGAGATATCAGAAGAAACGAGGAGCTGAAGTTGAGGTCAATCCAGATGAATCTCAGTGACAGAGATCTCCTCCAACTGGCTGAGAAGTGTGGGAGATCGGGAATCAGTATTCAGGATCTCTTCGAGATCTTCGTGGGTGATCTGATCGGTGGAACGTTCTACTCCGGATCAGATGAGTCTTCGCTGGCTGATCAGTGGTATGAGAGACACGGCTTCACATGGATGAACGAGAAGGAGCTTCTTCCATCGCTCCTGAAGCGTGGGTCGCTCGCTGATGTGGTGGAGTTCCTGGAGTCCTGGGACGAGCTGACATACTTAAAAGACCATCCAGACGAAGCCGGACCTGAAGATCAGTGGCTGCATGATGGAATCGAGGACACTCTGGAAGGCTTCGAGAGAGAAGTCACTGAGGAAGATATCAAAAAGGTCAGAGAGTGGGTGAATGAGTATGGCAGAATCTGGGGCACAAAATGAGAGGACAATGAAGATCCATGAGATCACTCTGGAAGAGAATGAAGTGAGGATGCTGAGAGAGATCACGAACATGAGAAACCACTGGCTGGGTCAGAAAATGCGGATGAGTTCCCAGGAATACGCTGAGGAGCTCCTGAAGGACGCTATCTATACTCTCTGGAAGATGATGAGATCGGAAAAGCGAGAAGAGCCGGCGCCAGAGGAAAGGAAGACACTGGACGGCTCTTCTACGCCTTTACCGAAATCCGATGAGCTCATCGACCATCTAAAAGACAATATTATTGTATCAAACACAAATTTAACAGGCAACTTAAACGAGCAAAATCGGGCTTAACTGTTTACCCGTTCATAAATACACGGGTAAACCGTCAGCCAAAGGAAGGGCAGATCATGAGCAAGACGGACACAGAAGAGAGACTGATCGCTCTCTTCGATACGCTGAACGAAGACGGCAAAGAAGAGCTTTTCAATTATCTCGACTACTTGCGCAGCGCTGAGAAGTATAGCAAACGGTACACGGTCGAGAAGCGAGAGAACAACGTCATATTTATGAGCAGAAG